CTGCGTCTGTGGCACGGGTCAACACCCAGTTCGTGCTTGGGCTACCTGCATTGGTTACGGTATAAACACCGTTCTCAAACTGGTTAGTCTGGTTGTAGATCAGAACCCGCTCACCACCAGATAGCGTCACACCGTCAATAACCAGCGTTGCCTGAGTACCCGCATTAGTCAGCGTAGCCCCAACCCCAGCAGTGCCGTTGTTATACGTTGCGTTCAAGTTGCCCGCCGTATTGGGCGACTCTACATAGACAGGGGTGTGGTAATGAATACCGGCTGCTGCCACCGTATCAACATACGCTTTATTGGCTATGTCCGTGTTGCCAGTTGGTGTGGTGGAGACCGTACCCGCAGTTAGTGTGGCCGTACCAATCCCAGCGGTGTTTGCTGTAAGCGCGTCAAAGGCTTGCTGAACCGTGTAGGTGTTGGCGGAATCCCGATAAACAGAACGCTCTGATGGGTATGTGACAAATACGTCTTTAGCGCCAGCACCGAAAGACACCAACGACCCAGCATTAGAGGAAGCTAAAACGGTAGTACGGGAGAGAGTTGTACCAGAAGCAGTGTAAGTGCCGATGCCTACTTCCCAATCGCCAGACGTAGGATCATAAATGGTGTAGTAGGTTGTGTTACCGTCCCCAACCACCGCAAACGACTGATAGCCGAAAGCCGCGCCCGCAAGTGTAATTGTCCCCGTACCTGTTGTAGTAGAGGATTCTCGTACGCGATCTGCTAACACTAAAGCCATTCTGCCCTCTTACACAGTATCTATATCGTCCCAGCCCGGTGTCTGGTTAGTGTTAATACCAGTCCAATTTGTTGTCTGCGCCGAATTGATGTTCTGCCAGTTTGCGTTCTCGCTATCGTCAATCAACTCCCACAACAGCCGCGCATTAACTACGTCTGCCAGTACCAGCGACTCAGCAACTGTTACAAAAAACCCGATTGAGCCGCCGTATGTCTCACTAAACCCAACAGAATCTGACAACGCTACAGCAAAATCAACCTGCCCTGCCAACGCATCCAAGTACGCCGCTGCTTCGGATACATCTACCACAAAGTCAGTAGTTGCCGCTACCGCATCGAGCACCGTCACCGCCTCGGCAATCGACCCCACAAAGTCTATCTGGGTATTGACTACATCTGTTGCTGTTACTGAATCTGCGAGTGCCCCCACAAAATCTACTTGGCTGTTTACTGTCGCACTACCTGTTATGGACTCATCAACATCCACGTTGTAAATAGCCCCGCCGCCAACGTCAGCAAACGGAACAGATGCAATCGGGGCGAAGCCAAACATTACGCAGCATCAGCCGAGAACGTGTAGGTCACATTCACTGTGTCACCACTCACCACACCACGGTCACCCACAGTAAAGTTGCCCACTGAGAACAGTGTGCCTGACGTACCCGACTTTGTATTCTCATTAACCACAAACGCGCCAGCAATCGTCACGCTAGAATTCATCGTAAACACAACCGGCGTAGATGTCGCAATCACCGAAGGATCAGCTGCTGTTGCAGAGCCAAATGTCATCGTCGGACGCGCTGATTGTGAGTAAGCAACGTTCTCTGCCCAACCCGCGTGGGAGGCCATCGTGTCACCAGCCGCATACGTATTACCTGCGCCGGGACCTGTTACAAGCCCCATATACCAAGTCGCGCTGTACGAGATGCCTTTGAAGAACTCGGTGTTGATGTACTGCAAGCCCTCGTTTACGACCAGATTAGGAAAGTCTTCTGTCCATTTCAGGTTGCCATCAGCATCGCGGCACTCTACCGTAAACACACCACCAAATTTTGCTTGTTGATTAAGCATTGGAGCACCTCAAGACAATTTAATTAAAGCAAAGGTTGGATTGCCCGCGGGCAGATCCAACATAAAGGTTTCATTTACCGCAGTCTGGTTAGCGCCAAAGTCCAGCACAAACATCGATTTATTGCTCTTACTACTGTTATATATTAACGCCCCTCTTGCCGTAAACGATGCTCCTGCCCACGTTGGGTTGTCAAAATCTACATACGCAATACCATTCCCACTATTTACCGTCACATTGGTAAGCGTGATACCGCCCGCGGTGTAGCCTGATCCACTGGTCTCCCCTACCGTCGTATATGCCGTAGTGTCGGGCCCCAAAACCGCCGAACTTGTATATAAAGCGATTTTTAAAACATCTGTGTCCAAGTCATGCTCCCCAAGCAAAACTTGACGCTTAAAGCTAGTCGTCCATGTCTGTGTGATCGCCATTATTTCACCGGATATTTGACCTGCCCGTCACGATACATATCGCCACGCTGTTTACCATCTGCCAGCGCTTTGTATAAGGCCACGGCTTCTTTAAATTTCGCATCATAAAGCTGCATTAAGTCCTGCTCACCTTTCATAAACGTATATGCTTCAAGTAATACGCCATAGAAAAGAACCGTATCAAAATTATCCCCAAGCCATGTTCTACCGTCTGCCGCATCTGCAATAGATTCAGGGTAATAGTTGTAATGCAATTCTACTGAGTAAGCACTATCTGGAGTAGGCGCAACAATAAAACTTAATTCGTCTGTGATCGAACTAGCAACTACGGTTGGGCCAAATAATGCGTAATATTTAGGAACTCCTGTTGCAGTCGTGGATGGATACACTTCCCGCATGAAATTAACGTCTTTATCTATCAAATAAACGTATTCCCCGTTATTAATAACTGCCATTGAATATACTGACAGGAAATCCGAAGGGCATGATAGATATTTATTGCCTGATGTTAAAGTTCCTGTGACATTTTTACGCAAATTAGCGGGCTGCGCGACATTGTAAATTCGCTGCTCTGCTTGTTTTGTAAAAGTAGAATACTCCGTCGCAGTAAACTCATTCTGCGTGTAATCTGCAACCGCCTCTTTTAGTTCCGTATAGTTCATGTGATCGTCACAGTCACTGATGAAATTGATCCACTTGCAGTTAACGGTTTTGCTACTGGAGCGGGCTGCATCCCACTACTTGCAAAAGTTGAATCCCCGCCGTACCCCAATGAGATTAAAACCGTTTGTACCCCATCTGGCCTAGGGTTATAAACTGCAATCGGCTCATTTATCCCGCGTTTAGGCTCTAGTTGCGGATGCTTTGGCTCATAGCACTCCTGACAAACCTTAAAACCCGTCCATTCCTTTTTTAATTCCTTCAAAAAATACTGCTGCCCGCATCTGTCGCAGATGGCTTGTGTAGCTTTTCCAACCGCATACCCCGCCATGTTAGTACCCTAGTTCAGGAGTCAAATACACACTCGCAATATCTCTATCTTCCTGCGCTGCTCGTGCAAACTCCTCTTCATACAACTGCTTCAGCATCACTGTGCGTTCAGGGGCCTTTTTAAGGGAAATGTGATAAGCGAGACCCGCTGCAAGGCACGGTAAAAATCTGAAAACCACGTCTGCTGTATTTGTATATGCGCCAACATCTTCAATACGGCGAACAGCGTAATAACGGAAAGTGTATGTCTCTACGTTATCTGGGGCCGGGTATACAAATAACTTCGGTGAAGTTGTGCGCTGCACATAATATTGCGCAGGACGCGCTTCTGTATTCTTGTCCGGGAGATGTAGATATTCGTTTTGGCTAATACGGTCAATCGTAATATCCTGCTGTGTCTGACCGGATCCTGTGCGAATTACCGCAGAAAGCACATTAACAGTATCGGAGGGAAGCGTGTATTCAGCTTGCCCATACACCATCGTCACTTGACGTTGTTCTATTGTCCACAAGTTCAACCCGCGGTTAGCCCACTCAAGGAACAACAGATTTAAAGACCGACGAGCGGTCTTCATGTCGTAGCCGTCGCGGTTTTCTAGCCCACAACGCTCGTATGCCTCTTCAATCAAGTCATCAAATTCTAAATTGAAGGTTGTTGTTCCAGAGGTTGCCATTTAGCACCTTTTATCCTTTTTTGACATGCCACCTTTAACTAACTTAGTCGGAACCTTTGTTTCTTTAATCAACTTGTTAATATCAGGGTCCCTGCGACTAGGGGTAACTGCATCGCCTACGCGATTTACTGTCCCACCTTTTTTAAATTTCATGCCCTTACTCGCACCACTAAATTCCTTCGCAACCTTGACCGGAATACCTACCTTTTTTGCAAACGCCGGATTATGCGCCGCTGCGTCCATTAATTTCTTTTGTTTGGCGCTTTTAGCTGGCATTTCTTGCCTCCATTAAACGGTCAAGTTTTGCATCCAAGCGATCTAAACGGTCCAACACGCGATTAATGTCTGCGTGAACCTCAACTTTTGTCACATATTCCTTGGCGATTTCTTCCCGCGTACGATTCAACAGTATTTGAATACGCTGTAATTCTTCCGATTTTTCCCGAATTATCCATGCAAATAAAGCAAGCAAACAAGATAAAAGCGAGTTCCACAGGATCATTTCCATTTAACACTTCCATCGTTTTCGGGCCTGTCGCAATCGACTGTTTGGATCAGCCGCTGCTTTAGGGAATTTTTTCATCTGCCCTTCACTGCGGGCGCAATACGATTTGCGACGCTCTGCACGTTTCCCCGTAGGCTTATCCTCAGTGACCGCA